TTATTTAATGTCTTTTTCATTTATTACAGTAATTAAATTGTTGTATCCATCTCTAAGTGCGAGTTTATTCAATGTATAAATAAATCTATCAAACTCTCTATTCAAAATTAATTCATAATCATCTGACATTGAGTTGAAATCATTCGGCAGAAGATTTGAAATAGCATAATTTATCCCAGATAAAACAGTTGGAAAATCAATAACATATAATTTTCCATCTTGAATTAAAGTTTCCACATCTATATTTCGTGGTCTTCTTAAATAGTCAAAAGTTAGTTTTTTTGTTTGAAAACTTTTCTTTAATGTTTGAAATTGGCTATTAACATCAGTCGTAAGCTTCTGAGGTATAATGATCTTAATAGTAGAATTTTCATATTTTGTCCCGTCATCATCTTGTATACCACCATTTTGAATTATATGTAGACAAGTAGGTTTTACAAAATTTTCATAATATACTGCAGCCAAAGTGGAAGATGGAAAGAAATTAATTCCTGAATTATAATCGGCAAAACGAAAAATCCAATTTTCTAAAACAAAATGTCCAAAAAAATAAGGCTCTGATGATTACATTAGAGCCTATTTTTTATCTTTATTTTAAGTCCTGTTTGAACGGTGTTTAAATTTCCTCTATCATTTTGATTAGATTTTTCTTTATTTTTTCTTTGTCTCTTATCCATTCAATTGGATACTCGCCTTTGTTGTACGGCGGATATTCTTTCTGGGGCTTTTTAAATTTAAAATGCTTGCAAAAAGGATAAATATATCGGTAGGTATCAACTTTGAAATGCTCAAAGTCGTTTAATAGATACGCGATATTCTCTCGAACATAAATAGAACGACAGGTAGTGTCTGTAAGGTTCTGCTGGTGGGTAATATATCCCGTTCGTTTATTTCTTAGAAAAATGGTCTGATGTTTTCCATAATACTTGAAGTTTGAGGCTTTATATATCGTCCCACAGCCCAGTCGTCCATCTGCAAAAGATTGTATAGCCACAACATTTTTATTGAGTTTCCTAATAGCTTTCAGCGAATGGGCTATTAGCAAACTCTCCGCATTCTTTCCAAGTACATCATCTATCCACATTCTATTTAATTCAAGCATTAAAGCATTGGGATTTGGATGTGTAAACATCTTAGCATTTTGGTTTTTCACATAACCATAAACAGCAACGCCTAAACACTGTATCTCTAACTCCTTTCCCTCTTGGAATATACCAAAGTTATAAAGCCCAAAAACCGCATTATTCCATTTGTGTGAGTAGTGGTTTTTAATGATTAACTCTTTAGCTTTAGCCTTACTTATAGGCTTTATTACTAAGTTTCCTAATGATTTTGTTTTGATTCTTATTTCCATAGTTTTATTTTTTTGATTACTTTTGTCGCTCTCACGCTAATAAATGAATAAACCCGAAAGCCAGCAGAAGACATTTTGTCCTCCGTAGGGCTTTCGGGTTCGTTTTTAAATTTAGCGTGAGAAACTATTTTAAATTAAACGGAGGACATTTTTATCGCCTATCCTCCCTCGGCGTTTTAAAACCTTTTTAAAATAACTTTAAAAATTGCCAAAGTTTTCGGTTTTTCAAATACTCTAAATCTTGTTGATTCTCATAAGCCTCTCGTTCAAATATGATGTTCCGATAGGCTTGTCTATGGTTCTTGTACCTAAACAAGTTCCATAGGTAGTTTAGCCCATACCAAACGAAAAAAGGCAAAATCAGTAATTCTAATTGCTGTCTTAGATGTATTTTCTCGTGGTTCAACAAGTACCTGTTACTTTGATACTTTTTCTTCTTTAGAAAGATGAAAGGAAACACCGCCATTGCGGTGTAACCTCTCGGTACTAAATATTTACTGATTATTATCATCATCTGCCTCTTTTTTTTCAACTTCAAAGCCCTTGATGATTTCTAAGATTGTATCTAAGGAACTATTGACTACCTGTAAATCTTCCACACTATTTACGCCTGTTCCATTTAATGATAGCCCTCCACCTTTAGAGTAAGAACCTGATAAGGTCTTCCCGTCTTTCAGCTGAGTGCTGAAATTGACCATTTGGGGAGTTTTATTGTTATAATCAGTTTCGTACTGATAATAAATTTGTTTCTCCCCAATGTTTTCCATTAGCGTTGTTGCTACTCTCTCGTTTACTTTTTGTAAGTTTTTTGTTTTCATAGTTTTATTGTTTTTAAAAGTTATTATTATGAATAATTTGTTATTATACCTTTTCTAATGGTAAGCCATACTCCCCCCAAAAATAATTCTCCTGTATATCCTACCTCTCCACCCACACGAATATCTCCCGATTCTATATTTAAGGCAGTAGCATACTGTCCGTCAGCCCTTATAGATAGGGCGTTGTAGGGCGTATAATTGTTCACATCACGCCCCCAGAGCCGAAGTATATTGTTTTTATTTCCGTTTAAAATACTATCATCATTATTGATGAGAGCATAGCTTTCTCTCCCAGATGAAAGACTTTTTTTATATGAAAGTATGCTTCCAGATGACTTTATTTCTAAATAGTCGTTTGGGTCTGCTATTCCTTGCCCCGAAAGTGTATTTCCGCTAATATTGAACCTTGCTATTTTACCACCCGTAATTTCCATATCAGAGCCATAAACTTTCCCATTATCCAGCACCCTAAACGGGGCGTTATGTTTATTGGCATAGTTAGCTCCTGCTCCAAACCTCACGCTCATTGCTCCCTCGTCTGTTATTCCACTAATAAAAGCGTTTTGATTAGCTTGGTTGCTTCCGACTGACATTAAGTTAGCCATCATCAAACCACCTTGGATAGATGCAAAGTTATCTGTCTTGCTCTTCACATCAGATAACGAAGTTTGCATATTAGCTATACCTTGTTGCAGGTTAGCAAATAGTGTGTCCAAATCCTCTGGTGCAGGCGTCCAATCGGTAGCTTTGTTACCTTTCTCTAACTTCCAATTTCTGTGGTAAATTTTTGCAGTTGCAGGAACACTTCCGTCATTATTCCATATCGCATATATGCCCATAAAACGAGTGTTGTTATATGGACTGTTTTCTATCTTCGTCCAAACATTCGCAGGACAAAATTTTCTATTATTATTCCACGTAAGACCTATATACATATCGTGAGTGGGCTTTACTTCCATTGATTGGATAGTCTCCTGACCTGTAAGATTTTCTGTAAATACACTTAGATTATTGAGTAAATGAAAATAGGTAGAAATATAAAAATTACCATTATTCACACTTGTTCCAGAAATCCATTTCACTCCATTTTCCTCTCCCTGTGTTAAGTCCAATGTTCTTCCGTCGTTGTTGAACATTCCGTATCCTTTTTGAGAACCCCTAAGGTAATTTCTACCACCAACTACTATTGAACTGATGGCACTATTCAATTGTGAGGTTGTTGCTCCTCCGCCGTTACTCACTATCGCCGAAGCGTTTAAGAGTTCTGTTTTGATATACCCCCCTTGTACTATCGTACTACCCAACATCGCTTTTTCTACCGAGTTCTGCCACGCCATTGTGCCGAGGTTATCCAATTGGTCGGCTTTCGCTTTTACAGCGTTAATTTCTGCCTGTACATCTTCAGGAGCAGGCGTCCAATCTGTTGCTTTGTTACCTTTTTCAATTTTCCAACATTTAATGATAAATTCTCCATTTGCAGGTGCCCAACCTAAATGAGGGTGTAATGATTTGGCTTTTTTCCAAGTTCCTGTATAGCTTAGAGGCTTGAATTCGGAGTTGTTTAATTCGCCTTTCAGATAAAAGTAGCCCATTCCATCTTTTAGGTAAATAGTAGGCTTACCATAGCCACTCAACCTTTTCACCCAAAAGGTAATAGTGAAGGCTTCGCCTTCTGTCATTTGCTCCTCTATTTCGTCTATTCTTGAAAACCAGTTTGTATGCCAATTGTTATTTGAAATTGAGCTAATAACCCTCAAGTATCCTTCTGAAGTTATATTACTACCTATTCCGTCCGCCGATATACCATTTCTAAAAACATTGGATTCTCTCACTAAATTTCTGCCTCCTACACTCACCGCATCTACCGCTTGCTGTATGGCAGGACTATTACCCGCGAAGGTTACTTTTGCGTTTATTTCGATACCGTCTTGTTTCAGGTCTATGTAATTGCTACCGTTTGGGCTGGCTATTCTTCCCGTGGTGATCTCTCCGGGGGCGATTTGCGTATAGCCGTGCGAAGTCTTTATCCTACGAATGCCATCTATTGCCGAAGACACCGAGCCCGCAAGAAAAAAGTAAAATATCGGATCACTGTCGAACATTATTTTTTGTTCGGTTACGACTATGGTTGCATTAGAACCTATTTTGTCCGCCTTGATATAAATAAAATTGAAATTGTCGCTAAACTGAACCGTCGTATTTTCCGCTAAATTCCAAGTCCTCGGGGCATTTGGGTCTATCGTTAGATGCACCATTTGCCCCGCTGTGTTGTGTAGGCGTTTATTGTCGCTCGTAATACTTAGAGCAATATTTGGAAGCGAAAACTGTTGCATACGAGAACCCACCGAAAGCATACCCGTTTCTATGCTTAAAGGCTTTATCTTTTGAGCATCAAAATACCCCTCATTGTCAAACACATTGTTTTTAATTTCTTCGGCAAACAAAAAAGAACGGCGAGCCATTTCGGCATTGTACTTTTGTTGTTTTTTGATTGCCGTTTGGGCTTTTTCTTTTTCGATGTAATTTCTTACAATTTGCGTGATAGTTGCTTGTTCTGCTATTTCAAAACTAATATCGTAAGGATTGTTAATATCTCGGGTAATGCTGATTACTCTAATATCATCATCTAATCCAAAATCTGAATCTTTAAACCGTATGGTATGCCCCAGCTTCAAATTGAAATTGATATTTTTCAAATAAATAGGGTCGGGTTCTACGGCATACACAAACCGCCGTTTACTGTTTTTGTCTAAATAGTCTTGTGCAGCAGCTTGGAGCTCTTGTTCTGCGGCATCCACATAAGACTGAGGCATCATAATATCCACTATAATATACTTATCGCCTACGGCAGGACGAAAAGTGTCGCTTGGAATATCAAACGATTTTTCATCTTGATTTTTTAGCAGTGTGAATGTTTTGGTTGCACTATCAAAACCGTACTCTTTAACCTCCAAAGTGTACCCTGCTAAATCGCCCGTTTGAAAGATAACTTTTGCCGATATACCCTTTTGTATTATAGTATTTCCGTATTCGTTATATTCGTTTAAATCAAAATCTAAAGTGCTATCCGAGAACTTTAAAGGGTTATCTGCATATACTTGTGTAACGGTGCCCACACGCTTTGGGTAAATATCCTCAAAAGGTTGTGTATGTTCTACAATCCCATATTTATCGGTATTTTTTTCCAAAAAAGGCACTGGCATACGCAAGACTTTTTGCCCATTGCGGTAGTTCTTCGGGATATTTCGGGAAGAACCTCTTGCATACAGACGAGTAACTAAGCTACTCTCTGTGTAAGGATTTCGGGTAATACCTTTCAGTCCTTTGCTTTTGCCATATTCCAAAGTGTAACCAGACACCTTTTTTCTTTCCTCTAAATGGATAGATTTGTCCTCATCTACCCAAAACTCTAATCCAAATTCCTCAGATATTTTGGTGAGTGCAGCTAAACAATTATACTCGCTAAAATCTACCGTTTTAGTTTCTGTACTGTCTATGTTCCCAACACTCCAGCCTGTTTGCGTTCGGTTAGCATTAGCCACTAAAAGCTCTACCATTTTTTGAGCGGTTGCCGTGATAGAAAATTCCGAAATATTAAGTTCGTTGTTTTCATCATAGAAAAAATATTGAACTTCAGCGAGGCGATATTTTTCCCCGTTAAAGACTAAATTATAAACATATTCCTTTGTGCTTTTTTTATTAACCACAGGTTCTTGCGATATATAGTAAGTTTTGCCATAAACCTCCACGGCATCGCCTATGCGGAAAAGGACAAAATGAGGCAAAGTAAAATCAAGAGTCAGGGTTTCTTCGCCGAATAGTTTTTCGGTTAAAGACCCTGTGGCTCTTACCATTGTTATGACATTATTATTTCTTAGTATATTGTATTTCATAATTTTTCACTATATTTGCAACGCCTCATCGCATAGCGTTGATGGCTTTTTTTATGTTCTTACTTAATAGTCCTTTATCCAATCGCCAGCACACATTATTATCCGCACTTTCGGCGTAAAATAAGGCAAACAGCGATTTATTGCTTCGCTCACTTTTTGTCGCCAAATTCCCTCGTCATTATTTGAAAATATAAAGACCAAAATATCCACTCTTTTTCTTCTTGCTTTGTCTAAATGCCTGCGTATAGCATTATCCGTTAAAGCATTAAGACAAACAAAAACAGCTCTTTTACCGCCAATATAGCCGTCTATACTTGATTGAAAAATTCCATTTCTTAGCAGTATCGGCGATTTTTCTATTAGATAAACACTTTCTTTTACTGATATGCGTTTTGAGGCGGCTATCACTTTATTTTTATTATCCGAATCTTCTTTATGGTAATTACGATGTACATAAACATCGTCCATTTTAGTATATTCATCATTAAAATGAGCTTCATAACTAAAAGCGACTTTCAGCACTAAATCAAATTTTACAAATACTTTTTGTACATTCCGAAGGCGTTTTAAAAACTTTTTAAAATTGGTTGTCTTTTTATAGAAAACAGCATAAGATTTAGAATGGTCAGAAATATACAAAGTTTGAAATCCAGCTTTAGTAACCTCGTTAAAGAAAGCATTGTATTTTTGCCAAAAATCCTCATCATTATTGGCTAATATCCCCATTTTTAGGGTTACTTCTTTATCCTTGAACCTTGGACTATCTAAAATATAATCTCCGCCATTTTCCTCTGCCCAATCGTTTTCGTAAACCTCTTTTCTTTCAGGAAAAGCCAGCAATTCCTCAGTACCCGTTTGAATTACAACTCCATAATTGCTTAATAATATCCTGTTTAATTCATCTTTAAATTTCATATAAAACTATTTTAAAACCCTAAACCTTTAGCATCGTTGCCGTTGCCTTTGATTGCTTTTTCTACCTTAGAAATACCCTCATCTATATCGTGCAGCTTCTCCGTATTTTCCGCTGTTTTTCGGGTGTTTCTTTCAATATTCATTTGTATTTCTATCAACTTTGATAGCTTTTCCAAACCGCTCGTACCGTTGGACTTCATCATTTTAACTATTTCTATCACATGAAGTCTTACGCCTGCGAAATGTCCCGAAAGAATATCTATACTTTCCTGTGAAGCCCCTTTTATGGCTCCTTGTAAAGAATTTAGACGCTCTTGGTCTTTAATAACACCAATACCTGCTTGATTGAGCATCTCCACTTTCTGCTTACTCTCCTCAACAATCGCCATATAAAGTTGATTGAATTGTTCTCTTTCTTCGGCGGTAATAACCCCGTCTTTCATCATTTCAGCAAGTGCCTCGTGGAGTTTTTGGGTCTTTTCTTTAAACATATCCGTTTCCAAGCCTGCCAATACAGCATTTCTCAAAAACGCCTCAATGTCGTCCGCAAAATCTGCAAAAGACTTTTTTCCCGAAGCTATGCCCTGTTTGATACTATCGGCTAGGCTGTCTGCAGTAGTACCTGTTATAGCTTCTCGGAGTTGTTTTTTTAGTTCTCTATCGGCTGCCTCAATTGAACCGTACTCGTCTCTCAATTTTTTCAATTGCTCGTAGGCTGTTTTTGCATCGCCTGTGAGCGGTTTTTCTGCATTGAGTTTCTCCAATCTGTCAAATATTTCATCTGTTAATTCTACTTCTCCAGGTTCAAATACTCTTATTTTTAAAGACCAACCTGCTATTTTGACAATTTCTTTTTCTACCCATTTTCCTATCCCTAGCAGTTTTGCAACACTGCTAGTTTCTTCTACGACTCTAGTTTTTCTACCAATACCTAGAAAACCACCGTATTTTTCCGTGTGCATACCTATAACCGTTCTAGCATTCAAAAGCCTTTTAAAAACCGCTTCTTGGTCTTTTTTTATACTCTCCGCATTTTTGCGATGAGCTTCCATTTCCTCTCGGATATTTGTAACTCGGGATTTATAGAGGTCGTTCAGCTTTACCTCTTCGGCAACCCGTTTTCTTAATTCAGAATTATAATTCAGTTGCGACTGAAAAATCTCATCATGATATTTTTTAATTTGCTCTTGGGCTTTTCTTTCACTCTCTCGTGCTTTTGCACCAATAGAAAATATAGAGGTAATGGCTTTGATGGTTTTCATAATACCACTAACAATCCCTTGGGGTCCCGAAGCAAAGTCCGCCAATGCTCCCGCAACATCACTCGCTACATTAAGGAGTTCTCCCATACTTTCTACCGTGTCGCCAAGTCCCTCATCATATTCTTTCAATGCTCCACCTAGCTCTGAAAAAGCTCCACCTAACTGCCCTGCAACCTCGGATACTTTCGCAAATTTCTTAGCGAGAATATCCTTTAATTTCATATTGACCTCTTCGAGTTGTTTCAGCTCATCGGATACATTGGTAATGCCTTTAGATTGTAAATCAGTAATGCGTTTGAGTATCGCTTCTTTTTCTTGCAACAGTACTTTTTCCTCTACGCCGACATCGGTGGTCGCTCTTACCGCTTTAGCTTTTTTAAGTTCGTTTTGCACAAACTCTTTTTGTGTTTCGTCTAAATGGTCTCCTGCTTTCTCCAAATATTCCTCTAGCGAGGCTATTCTACTGTTTAGCTCTCTTCTAGTAATGCCCATCAGATTTTCAGAGAGGCGTTGCATGATAGTTTCTCTATCGTACGCCTCTGTATTCACAGCATCTAATGCAGCCTTTTTCTGAAACTCCAGCTCTGCTAACTTCGCCTGTCTTACTTTCTCATCTGTAATTTGGGTCAATAGAACCTTATCTTGTTGATATTTTGTCTCTATCGCTCGGCGTTTGTCATCAAACGACAATAGGGCATTATAAGCCTCGGCGTACTTTTGCTCCGCTTCTTTGTTTTTGTCTTTGTCGTACGATTTCTTTTCACTTTGTAGCTTTTCTAACTTTTGGAATTGTTCAGGCGTCAAAGCATCGCCTAATGCTTTTATTTTTTCCATTTCCGCATCTAGCAAAGCACCGTAATTCTCGAACGCCAACAATTCATTTTGATAGCGTTTGTCTGCCTCTTCTTTGCCTACTTTGGTTTTAAATACCTCATAAGCTGCGAACAATTCTTTTTGCTCTTCTAGTTCTTTGAAAAATTGCTCATTGGCATGTTTCTCGGTTACGCTTTTGGTTTCTGCTTTTTCTAGGTTATCAATACGCATAATATCCATTGCCCCAAGTTTTGCTTTTTGGGCTTCGGCTCGAAGTTTGGCGTATTTATCTTGTATATCGGCGATTTCTTTATCCGTAGCTATCATACGGGACTTTTGATATTCCCGTTCAGCTTGGGCAATACTATTTAACGCCGATTTTCTCGCTTCGGCTTCTTGTCTTGCCAATTGCTCGGCTTTTTTAGCTGCTTTTTCTGCCTCTTTCTGTCTTTTGTCCGCTTGTTTTTTAGCCTCGTCGTTTCGTTCTTTTTCCTTATCTGCCAGCAATAGATTTTTTTTATGGATAAGTTCTGCCTCTTCCTTAGAACCTTTATCAACAAGTCTTAGTTGGGCTTTGATAGATTTTTCTCTTCTGTCATACTGTTTTTTACCTGTTAAGTGTTCTAGTCTTTCGGTTTCCCTGTCGTAGATTTCCAAACTTTTTTTAAGGTGAGCATCTTTCTTCTCTTGCTCCGATGCACTCAAACTATCCTGTTTGGCGTTATTATAAGCATTTTTCGCATTATTAAACACATTCAAAGCTTCGTTTACTGCTCCTTTAATATCTAATTTGAACAACTTTTTTAAGGTGTTCCAGACCGTTTCATATAGAGATAAATAAGCATTCAAAAATCCCATAACATGGGCTTTCACTTCGTCTACTTTATCGCCAAAACCTTTAAGTGCTGGAAAAGATTTTTTAATACTCGCCGTTACTTTATCCCAGTTTGCAACCAGCGAAGCTAGGAGGACGATTATTAAACCTATCCCTGTACTTGCTAAAGCTATACGAAAAATTTTCAAAGCACCTGTACTGCTCCCAACTACTGCTGTGTATAAACCTTGGGCTTTCGTCTGTGCCATAGTAGCAAGACTATCAGACTTTTTTAGTTCTGCTTGTATCTGCTGTAATGACTGAAGGGCAGACATTGCAGCGGTAATTTTCATAATACTTTGCTCTACTTCTTCGTTTTCTGCACCAAATAAGGCAGCTGTACTTTGAGCTAAAGAATACCCCGAAGCTACAGCAGAGGTTGCTCTTATCAAGGTGTCTAAACCACTTGTTGAAGATGCCGAGGCGTTGATTTCTTGGTTTGTAGAGGCAATAGCTGCTCTTGCTTCTATGGCTCTACTTTTCAATGCCTCATATTCGTCGGATTTTTGCTTTCCTGCCATACGGAGGCGTGCCATAGATTGCACCAAGTTCTCCAGTTCCGTTTGGAGACTGACCGCCTTTTCTCTGTTTTCTTCCAGCTTATTCCCAAAGTCATCAAAACCCTCTTTTCCTGCATTTTTCAGCTTTTTGATACTGTTTTCTAAATTCTCTATATTTTGATTGAGAATCTTTATTTTTTCGGGGTCAGTTTCAGCGTTGAGTTGATTTTGAAACTCTTTGAGAACATCGGTCATTTGGTCAATGCTATTGCCTGCCGTGTCGTACGATTGAGGCAGTCTTCCAAGCATTTGGTTTGCTGTTGCAATGTCTTTCTCTAAATCTTTGAACGCCTGAGAACCACTGTCCATGGTTCCCATTTTCGCCGAGATAAAATCTATCACAATGCCCAATTGTTCCAACTCGTCGTTAGCGTTGTTGATTTCCGTGCTAAGCACTTCCAACTCTTCGGGAGAAGCAAACGGGGGTGTGAATGTTTTATCCGAAATTTGGTCTAATAATCGCTCAGCCTCTTGGAGTTTTTGGTTCGCTTTTTCCATTTCGGCAGTGTCTATCAACGCCGCTTTATTATTTGCCGATTCTAATATAGAATTAATAGCCTGTTGGGCTTGGCTTAGTTGATAATTATACACACCTAACTGCGTAGGGTCAAAAGTATTAGCGATTTGACCTTTCAAATAATCTATCGTTTCAGCGTGGCGTTGGAGGGCTTTGGTTTGAGCATCGGTCAATTGGGCAGATTGAGACAAAGCTCCCGATGCCGACAATTGCGTGTTGATATACTCTTTAAATTTTGACTGAGCATTATCCACACTTTTAGTTTGCTCCTGTGCAGCCTTAACCATCTTTGCAAATTCTTCAAAGACGACGCTATTATTCACGGTAAAATCTAATTTTATAGGCTCTAAATCACTCATCGTTATTCTGTTTCTATTTCTTCCGCTCCCAGCCACTCGGCTAACTCGTTAATGTTTTTTAGCCTTTTAGGTTCTTTTTTCTTATATTGAACCTTTGGAGCATCAGTCAGCATCATATTTAATTCGGCAAAAGTGCTTTGCAGGACTTCCTTTTTACTCATGTGTAGTTTGTGGCAACAATAGCCTACAAACCCAAAAACGCTATGAAAGCTATCGCTTTTTAACTCGTTTTCTCCGTCGGACTCAGGTTCATGGGTTTCGTTATCCTCGTCTCCTGTATCAACCTGATAGTATTTGTAAAATCCTGCACACCGCTAAATGCCACCAAAAGACTAAATAAATAGGACATTTCCTCTGTGTTTATGTTTTTTCTTAATCGCTTAGCCAGCCAGCGAACTTTCCAGTTTATTTTGGTTTCGTTTCGGATAGCCATTGCCACGATTTCCGTGATGCGTACGCCGTGATTGGATAGAATTTCCAACGCTTTTTGCATAGAAATTTCGTCTTCTTTGAGGAAAATACCTGTTTGCAAAAACGCTTCTGATATAGCCAACTGACTTTGCAAAGTGGGCGTTTTTAGCGTTAGTTTGATTTGCTTTTTGCCAAACAGCCTGAGAAAAAAAGGAGCAGGGAGCATTAACTCCACGCCCCTTTTCAATAATAGTTTAGCTGCTTTAATTTCTGTGAATTGCTCCATTATGCAGGTTGTTTGATTGAAATTTTTGCTAATGGTTTAAAGGTAATTTCAAGTAATGCGACTTCTTTTTTCTTTAGTTTTAAGTTTAGTCGTGCAAAAACCTGTGTCTTAGGGCATTTGATGAGATGTCCCGTGTCTGCTTCGATTTGTAATGCTTTGAAAATTGCGGTATTGTCGCCCTCTTTCCATTCGCCTGATAATACTGTACCGCCCTTTACAGATTTGATAAATTCAGCCGTATAATTGTAGGTACTTACTTTTATATCTCGCTTTCCTTTTTCCTGAAATATAACTATAGGTTCATCGCTTTGGTCGCAAAATTCTTCAGACAAAGAGCCTTCTTCTTCCGTCATCTCAAAGCTATCTCTATAAGTTTTAAACGCCGTGAGAGCATTGTCCTGTGGCATTGTAGTTTCGTTTACTACATCTCCAATTTTGATAGTCTTAAGACCATATAATGCTTTTTCTGCCATGTTATTAGTTTTAAATGATTTTTAAATAGTTTTTAAATTAGTCTTCTACTGAAGCTCTTAACTTTTCAAGTCCAATATTATGCGGGGCTTTCTTTCCGTGCTTGGCTTCATATTTTGCCATTAGCTCGGCTCTTTCCTGTTCTTCGGTTTTAGTTGCCGTGTCTTTGGTATTATCTAAATCCGTGTCTTGCGGTGCGTTGTCGTCCGAATTTTCCTCATCTAAAATTTTTGGAATATCCGTCGGTTCAACATCAATTTTTACAATTTCAGACGGCTGACTAAGGTCTTTTCGCTGGAAGTAATGCACCTTTTTATCCGTTAGGTAAGTCGCTTGGTTTTCCGCCTTTTCAAGTTCTTTGAAACCTTGCAAATCTGAGGTAATATAAACTTCTTCTAACTCGGGATAATTTTTAAAAATCTTTTCTGCCTCTGCTTTTGCAAATTCGGCAATACTTGATGCGATTGTTATTGATTTTAATTTGCTCACGATGTTTATTTTTTTAAAAGTTGATTAAATTATAATTGATACCTAGCCCTATGACGGGCGTAGTCTTGAATATCCCATTGTTTATGGATATTCCGTAGCCAGCGTGTACGCCTAGCCCCCAGCGAGGTAAGGGCTGTCCCCTAATGCGGTAGCTTTTCAGTCCGTTAATATGTACCCTCGGGTCATCAGAAAAAACATCTATGTAGTAGTTGGTTTTCCCGAATAGCCATTTTCGGTCTTTGTAGCGGGCTTCATTCAGCCTAATATTGTATCTGAAATCTATACTATCCGTTTGTGGATAATAGTTTAGATTGAGGTATTTATCTTTATGGGTTAATACCTTATCGCCATTAGGCTGAGTAAACTCACGCAGTTGCAAGCGAGCTATTAGCTCGGCATTTATCTTACTTACTTGGTCTATCTTTTTGATGGACATTTTAAGTGCTTGCTCTAGGCTATCTGCGTAGGTTTTGCCGATAGCGAGTTGCTTCTCATTCGTGGTCTCCACGACTTTCTCTTTGAATACCGTGTGCTTAATGCTATCTCGGTAATAATGATTTATAATTTCATTTTTATACGAATGCTCTATAAGCTCCGAAATTTGTTGCTCTTGTTTGCCAATTGCCCGTTCTCTTTGAATGTGTAAAAACACACTAAAACCAAGGAGTAGAGATAAAATGATGATAAAAATTTTACTTTTCATATTTGTAAATTTTGTTGATTAGCGGTTCTGTATTGCTTTTTATTAGGCTGTCCTGTTTTTGCAGTCGTTTGTTTTCTTTTTGGTAGAAAATCATCCGTTCATAGAAGTATATTCGTTTATTTCTTTCAACTAGAATAGTGTCGTATAGTTTGAATATCCTGTCTTTACAATTTTCATCTACCTCTTCTCGCCGATTGAATAATACACCTATCACACTACCGAACATTAGAAGCAAGCCTATTAAAAGTCCTATCACAACCGCTTTAGGGTCTTTCCTTATGTCTTCTTGTTCAAAAGGTTGTGGTAGGTGCGTTTTCATAATTAAAAATTGATTTCTTTAAGCCACTTTCTTGTGTCAAAACTGGGGCATTCTTTCGTCCACTCGTGAGGGGAGATAATCCCGTCACCATTCAAGTCAGGCGATAAATCCCGATGTCCGAGAATTTCTGCGGTTGGAAATTTCGCTTGTAGCTCTCTTAAAAGTTTTACTTGCGAGGCTTTCTGTTGCAAGGTTCGGTTATCAACCGCCTTTCCTTTTTCCACGCCACCGATATATGCAATATGAACACTATATCGGTTATGCCCTTTTACCCCATTAGTAATGGTATTTAAATCCGCAAGCTGGACGATTTCCCCGTCGGGTTTAATAATGTAGTGATAGCCTACATTTTTCCACCCAAGTTTTTCTCTCCAAAAGCCTTTAATACTTTCAATGGTGGTTGTTTGAGAAGTTGCCGTACAATGCAAAACGATATACTTAATAGTTCTCATAGGTTATTAGTTTTTAAATGCAGGGACTAAGGGAATAATCCCTGCAATTGGTTATTATTAAGCGTTAGCTTGTTTTAGTACCGCAACGCCTTCAAAATCCTTTCTCTTGGCTCTTCCTCCCATTCTCACAAGGAACGAGTAAATATCCCCGTAATATTGAGGGTCTCTCTCTCTGTCGAAAGTTTCTATATCTCCATAGGCTTTTTCTACCATGTTTTTGTTCCAGAAAATAGCGGCTTCAGAATCGCTATTGTTTACCACAGAGCCAAACCCTTTAAATTCTTTACTCTCAGTCATTGTGAATACAGATGAGCGAATTAGTATATTGAACCCTTGTACTTTATATATGATACCATTTCTTCTTTCCTCTTCTGTAACCATCTGCATATAAGTAGCGGTTACAGGACTATCTGCGGGGAAGATGTCGAGTATGGCATTAGCTGGCAGTAAGGCAAACATTTGTCCTTCTTGCCATGCCTTTTGTGTTCGCATTAGATTTTGCATTTTTTGCAAATCTAAAATTGTCCACTTTTTACGATTACCAGTCGCTCCCTCTAATAATACAGAGGTCGCTGCACCTGTGGTTTCTAAAATATTTTTTTGTGGGAGGGTTTTATTGTCTCCAATAGGGGATACCACCATATTCATCAACATACCTTCTGCAACATCTTCTGAGAGGTTTTCAACATCTCTATCTAAGACTGACCTCCTTTTATCATAGCTTAATTCCACTGTTTCTGCGTTGGAGATATACACAGGGTCGGTAGAGTACTCATCTATTTTGTAGAGAACTTCGCCATCATTTCGCCTCTTTACTTCGGCAGGAAATATGGTTCTATTTTTTACCACTTTAGAAGGCTCCCCAGCTTGTGGTATATGTACTATTTTCCCGTTTACAATATTATCCTCCGAAACATCGGAGATGTGATTGAGGAATGAGTTGTCTTGCAATAGCTTTTCCTCGATGGTCTTTTTCCAAATTTCTTTTTCTAGTCCCATGGTTATTTGTTTTAATGGTTATTGTTTTTAGTTTTTAGGGAACTGTTTTCTTTTTCGTTCCTCAAAATAGTCGGGATATTGGGCTTTGAGTGTAGCCAAGTGATTGCCTTTGTCTAGCTCGTCCCAACTCATTTTGTCAAATGCAGCGAGTTTTTCCTCATCGCCTTTTAATTGTTCTGATACCGATTTTCTCTTGGGCAACGCTTTAAGTAAAGCCATCGCCGAGTCGTGTGCCAGTGCCAGAATCGGAGCTTTGCCTGCCTCGTCCAGCCTGCCGTCCTTTACCGCTTGCTCTACCTCTGCGGTTAAAAGGGCTTTTAGTCGATTTTGCTCAGCCGTTTTTAGCGTTTCGTTTTCGGCTTTTAGCGTTTCGTTTTCGTTTTTCGAGGCGGTTAGTTTTGCCTCAATTGCTTTCACGGCACCAATGATTGCCGTTTCATCTGCATTTGCATCTAATTGCAGATAGGCTATTACTTGTTTCATTGTATTTAGTTTTGATTGTTGATTTTTTGCACTTAAACAAAGACTTGTAATTTCTTCATCCGATAAGATTTCGCCATGCTCATTATACAAGGCGATGGCATTAGCATTGGAAGGAACTGCCACAATGGAAGCCTCGAAAAGCTCACATTTAGTAACGACTAATTCGTCGTTAATCAATTCCATACCGTTAGGCTCAATAAAAATGCCTATGGAGCAGGCTTTGATTTTCCCTGCATTTACTTTCCTCACAACCTCTTTTCCGTCGGGGTCTTCGGTGTCAAATTCAGGCGAGGCGGTTAGAAAATTACCGTCTATGCTTACATTTCCCCAAGTTCCTAGAACATCTTTGGTATTATTCGAGTGGTTATTTAGGCACACAGGGTTATCCAAGAACCTCGATAGGCTGATACCACTATTAAGCACTCTAAAACCTTTGGAGTTGATTTTCGTTTCGTCATTTAGTATGAATTTCATCTGCCTGTTTCTTTTGGTTTTCGGGGCAAAATTGGAGTAAGAAAAAGGCTCTGAAAAGCTGGCGTTTTATGGTACTGTTAAATTCAGGGTATCATACCCTAAAAATTAGGGTATCATAAATCAACAGTTTTAGAAAATACCTTTAATAGAGGAATTTTGCCATAAAACTAATAGCTATGGCAAAGAAAGGGAGGCTCTCTAACAAGGAAAGAGAGCAAAAAAAGGAATACGCTAAAATCTTGTTTCTACAAGAAAAGAACATCACTATAAAAGACCTCGCCGAGCGTGTCGGCGTTTCGGCTAATACATTAACTGAATGGATAAAATCGGAAAAATGGGAGGGCTTAAAGCGTAATATTTTACTTACCCGACAAGAGCAACTCGTGCAAATGCAAGACGAGCTGGCAGAACTCAACGCTTTTATAAAAAAGCAAGACGAGGGCTTTCGTTTCGCTGACTTCAAGACCGCCCAAATACGAAACCAACTCATTAAAAATATTAAGGATTTAGAAACAAAGGCACTACTCCCCGAGATTATCAATGCCCTCACTCAGTTTTTAGACTTTGTGAGAGCCGAGAACCTCGAAGATGCCCAGCTGTTGGCCGACTATACGGACACTTTTATAAAATCAAAACTCTAACGCTATGTTGATGACCAAAAGATTGACTCCTGAGGATAGAAAAGCATTAGAATTTTGGCAACAGTACTATACCAATCTTCGCCAAAAAGCCAGCGTGGACTTATCCGAAACCGCCAGCGACATCGAGAGGCGAAAAAAACGCTTAGAAGCCAATCCCGAAGAGTGGTTCAAATACTATTTCCATAAGTATTACAAATGCGAACCTGCGGAATTTCACAAAGCCAGTACCAAGCGTATCACAGAAAACATGGAGTGGTACGAAGTGCGTGCGTGGTCGCGGGAACTTGCCAAGTCGGCAAGAGCCATGATGGAGTTTACCTATTTAGCCCTCACGGGGAAAAAGAAGTTTATCATCATCGCATCAGCGACCAATGAATCTGCCGTTCGCCTTTTAAAACCTTTTAAAAGTGCTTTTGAAAACAACAGCAGAATTATCCACGATTATGGTGTGCAGCAGAACCACGGACACTGGCGAGAAGACCAATTCACAATCAAAAAGGGAGCAATGTTCATCGCCGTTGGTGCGGGTAATGCACCCCGTGGAGCGAGAAATGAGGATATACGCCCCGATGCAATTATCGTGGACGACTTCGACACGGACGAAGACTGCCGAAACCCCGATACCGTAGATAAAAAATGGGCGTGGTTTGAAAAGGCGTTGTATGCGACACGCTCGGTTTCTGAGCCTTTAACGGTATTGTTCAACGGAAACATCATTGCTGACTATTGCTGCATCAAAAAAGCCATAGAAATGGCAGACCACGCCGATATTATCAATATTAGAGATGAAAACGGCAAATCTACTTGGGCAGCGAAAAACAGCGAGGAACATATCGACCGTGTGTTGTCTAAGATTTCAGCCCAAGCGGTGCAAGGCGAATATTTTAACAATCCTATCAATCTTGGAAAAGTATTCAAGGAGCTGAAATATGGCAAAATTCAACCGCTTAAAAAGTATAAATTTCTTGTTTCCTACACCGACCCTTCCTATAAGAAAAACGGGGACTACAAGGCGACGGCTTTGGTTGGAAAATACAAAGACGAATATCATATAATAGATATGTTTTGCCAAAAAACCTCCACCGCAAAGATGCTGGAGCATTTGTATGAAACAGAAAAAAAAACGGCAAATTCGGGCGTTTCAGTCTATTATTATATAGAATATCCTTGGATAGACGACACTCTGAAAAGGGAGATAAAAAAGGCGAATAAACGCTATAATATTACGCTACCACTCAAAGCAGACGAACGCAAAAAGCCCGAGAAGTTCTACCGAATAGAAAGCAATCTCGAGCCACTCAACCGCAGCGGAAAACTCATTTTTAACGAAGAGTTAAAAGGGCGAGAGGATATGAAAGAAGCAGAATTTCAATTTTTAGCCTTGTCGCCAAAATCCAGAGCTCACGACGACGCTCCCGATGCCTGCGAGGGTGGTGTGTGGATAATTAACCATAAGAACATAGACGGCGACCACCGCCCGAAAGTGTATGTAAAACCTGCCAACAAAAAAAGATACTAACCATTAAACGCAAAGACTATGTACATAGAAATAGAAGAATTGAAAACACATTGCCACGAGACAGAACTCCGAGCGATTATCCACGACGACGAAACCATCGCCCTAGCGTGTATAGATATGGCGATTGAGTTTGCCACTACTAAGCTAATGAAAGACTATAATGTCGGTGAAATTTTCGCTAAAACGGGCAATGAACGCAATCCGCTTTTAGTGAAGATAATCAAGGACATTGCTGTTTGGGAAATCATTGGACTTTCCAACCCAAACATAGAGTATGCGGATAAAAAATTCCGCTACGAACAAGCAGTTAATTGGCTGAATGCCGTCTATAAAGGTATGCCTGCCAATCTCCCAAAACTGGAAGAAACCGAAGACAAAGTAAAAGCATTCAGCTATCATTCTAATCCACCAAGACAAAACCACTATTAAGATGAGAAAGAAAAAAAATAACAATCAAAACCAAGGGCTAAAAATTAGCCAAGTACTGGTCGTAAAACCCGAACGACACAGCCCACTGGATATACAAAACTGGATTTCCGCAATATCGCAAGCGTATAGAGGAAAACGACAACGCCTCGTTGAATTATACAATAACTTATTGCTGGACGGCGTGCTTTATGAGGCGATGGACAAACGATTACGAGCCATTACCAATGCCAATCTCACTTTCCAAAAAGACGGAAAGGAAGTGGAGGAAATGTGGGACTTTATGGACACCCCCGAATTTGAAAACCTTTTGAGAGAAATTTTGTTATCTAAATTTTACGGAAAGTCTGTAATTGAGTTGGATTTTTCCAACGGCTTCAAAATAAACAGTATAGACCGAAGGCATTTAGACACCTTAAATAAAAAGATACTAAAAGACACTTCGAGCGATGAGGGCTTTCCATACGAAAACGACGATTTTATTTTGAATGTTGGGAACGATAGAGATTTAGGGATTTTTGCACGCACCGCTCCGTATGCCATTTTTAAGAGAAATGGTGGGGCAGACTATGCTCAATTTTGCGAGCTGTTTGGTATTCCTCAACTCATCGGAAAATACGACCCCGACGACGAAAACGGACAAAGAGAAATGGAGGAAGCCTTCCAAAAAAGAGGCTCCGCAGGAAGTATGACCATGTCCAAAAATTCCGAAGTTGATACGATTAACACCAGCCAATCCAACGGAGCTGTACACAAAGAATTTTTAGACCATTGGGACAAACAGATACTCATAAGTACCCAAGGGCAAACAATGACCACAACCGACGGTACTTCGTTAGCCCAAGCCAAAGTACACGGCAATACCGAAGACGATTTACAGAGAGCGGATAAAATATTCGTTCGCAGATTTCTCAATCAAGAGTTAAAGCCAAGACTTGAAAAACGAGGTTATCCCGTGGCGGGCGGTTTCTTCAATTTCATAGAGGAAAAAAGGGAAATGACGGCAAAGGAAAAAATGGAAATTGCCGAGAAAGTACACAATCTTACAACCGACGGCGTGGACGATGATTATTTCTATGAAGAATTTGGTTTACCGAGAGGTAAGAAGATACAAGCTGAAACCCAAGAAGCCGACACCGAAGAGGACGAAGAAAGCAAGGAAACGGAAGAAACCAAAGAGGAAACCCAAGCCGAAAAACCCAAGCAAAAAACGCCTAAAAAACAAAAGGTGCAAGCCAAAGAATTAAGCCTTTTTGAAAAGCTAAAGGATTTTTTCGCCCACGCTCCTCGATAGACTTCTATCTATACGAGGAGCTGGACTGGCAACAATTAGAACAAGACTATCATAGTTGTTGTGTGCATTTGTCACATGACAGCGACCAGCCCGATTGGGCGGATTTGTTGGCTAAGGATTGGATAGATACCATTAGAGGAATCTATAAAGATAGAAGCACACCGAAAGACGGCTATTCTACAGCAATAGTAAAAAAGACAGGAAAGGAACTATCAACCGCTGTAGATAAAGGTTATATATTTAAAGGCGTAGATTACGACACTCCAGACTACATCGCTCGAGAGGTACTAAAGCAGAATGTTTGGAAATTCTCCGTTGCGAAAAATTATAACGATTGTATTCGTCTTAATAATTTATTGCTTCGTCCCGACGGAAGCATACGCCCATGGCATGAATTTAAGCGAGAGGCGATGAGGATAGTCGGAATGTCTAATCGTTATTTAAAAACAGAATACGACACGATAGTAGCAGGGGCAATGATGAGCCGTAAATGGCAGGAAATCCAACGGGATAAACACATTTTTCCGTTTGTGAAATTTATGGTAACTATGGACGACCACACTTCCGAAATATGCTCCCCGTTACATGGCATTGTGGTTTCTGTGGACGACCCTTTTTTACAGCAATATTTTCCTCCTAATCATTTCAACTGCCGAACCGATGTGATTAAGCTAAGAAATGCTGAGCCAACGCCACAGCGTTTATTGCCTTATATAGATATTCCGACGGCATTTTTAAACAATGTGGGGGCTACGGGCGAAATTTTCACAGAAGAAAATAGATACATTACAAATACACCAGATGAAGTCTTGGAGAAATCAAAACTATATTCTGAAAGATTTAGTAAATATGAAAAACTTAAGTCTGATGAAAATTATTATGATGTGGAATTTAGTGATAATGCTGGGTTAAAAGCTATACATAAGGAGCATCACTTTGATAAGAAAACAGGGATATATGAAAAAATAGTTCAAGATTTATTTTATAAAAGAGGTGATTTTTTCACATTGGAAAGTGAGGCTTCAGATGTAGCAGGAAAAAAAGTTGATGGCTTTATAAATATTTATACTCACGATATTAGTACAATTATAGGAATAGGAAAAAACACCATCAAAAGAGCTTTAAAACATAGTGTAGATAAAAAAGCTGAAGTCGCTATACTTTATTATACTGAAGGTACTTTTGATATTGAATTATTAAAAAACAGTATAAAAGGAGTGTATGGATTGACAAAACATAGGTTTGAGTATATTTATTATATCGTTAATGATAAAATCTATACAATAAAAAAAACCATCTGACTTATTCAGATGGTTTTTAGGGAGCAGTGGGAGGCATAACCCTGTCCCTCTGCGTTGCAAATATACAAAATGTTTTATTAAAAACAACTTTAAAACCATTTTAAAAGATGACCGCTGAAGAATACTTTGAGCAACTACAGGGGCGAGTAGCTCAAACCTTGCGAGAACTTCCACCGATTATCGGCGAGGAAGTGCTGTATTTTGCACAGGATAATTTCGACCGTCAAAGCTACAATGGCGAGGCGTGGCAAAAACGCAAAAACCCCACGAAATGGGGAAAACGAGACGAAGAAGGGCGAGCTTTACTCGTCAAAACTGCAAAACTAAGGCGTAGCATTCGCATCGGGAGAATAGAGCAGGATAGAGTAACTGTCATTGCTGGTGGTGCTGATGTTCCTTATGCCAAAGTGCATAACGAGGGATTTTCGGGAGTAGTAGAACAAAAAGTTAATCCCTTTCTAAGACGAGGTAAGAAAGGCGAACCTATCGCTGTAAAAGGGCATACCCGAACCATTTATCAAAACATACTCAAACGCCAATTTATAGGCGATGAGGAAAGCTCTGCCGAGCTGAGGCAGAGAATACGAAACACGGTAATCATTGAACTAAAAAAAATATTCAAAAAATGAAACGACTTTACAACAAGCTCTTAGAGCTTCTTAAAGAAATCCCCGAATTGAAATATATAGATTTGAACTTCGGGCAAATAATGGAAGAAAAACCGCCTTTGGCATACCCTGCCGTGCTTATCAATATAGGTGTCAATAGCACAGATACCTTTCACGATATTTTCCAGCAATTCAATGCAGAGTTTACGCTCTCTCTTGTTGTGAAAGCAAGCGATACCAGCTCGCTTACCGAAGACCAAAGAAGAGAACAAGCATTGGCTTACTTAGATTTGTCGGAAAAAATTTACAGTAAGCTACAAGGCTATGAGGACGTTCATTTTGAGGCGTTTGCTTTTAAAAGTGCTACGGAGCAAAATTTGAGAAAAGGTCTAAAGATAGTTGCTTTGCGTTATTCCTGCGGTTGGAAACAAGAGGCGACCAAGTCATAAATGGGTAAGCTTGCTTTAATTCCGCAATGCCCACGCCTTGCAATTCTAAGCGGTTAATATACGCGGAGTATTCCGAAATAAGATCGCAAATACGGCTTTCCGAAAGGTCAAACTCGGGCGTTAAATGCTCCAAGCAACGAGAGAATTTTAACCCTAACAAATAGGAATAATAGTAGAACCGTGCCGCCAACTTCTCGTTGCGATAGCGGATAAGCTCCGTATTTCTACCTTTATTTGGTGCTAAACCTCTCATACTCGCAAAAATAAAAAAAACCCAGCTATATTACAAGCTGGGGTTTTTACTATATATGTAGCCCTTACCAAGGCTGATATTTTAAATCAGAATTTATAAATATTTTCTTCAGAGAAGTATCTTTACCTTTAGTTACAGTAAAATATGTATATGAATAAGCAAAATTAGGTAATCCGTAATCATTTTTACCCGTGTTAATGTATAGAAAATATTTCCCCTCTTTTAATGTTTCAAAAAAGCTAGCCTTATTGAGGGTTGAGATAACAGGTTTATAACTTTTCTCGCTTTTTCTATCATACAAATACCCCGAAATTATATCTGTACCGCTTTTATTTACATCAAAGTCTTTGTCTGTTGCTTCCCAAATATGTATAAGAGAATTATTTAACCTTTCTTCGACAATTTCCCCTGTTTTAAGTTCTCTACCGAAATAACTTCCAACCCGTACACCTCCCTTGTTGTCTTTGTAAATATCATAATAATTTTCCTCTGATACGGTTTCAGTTCTACCACAACTACCAAAAGAAAGCAAAACAATAAATAATAGTAATAGATTTCTCATAACGATTAAATTTAGATAAATGATTAAGCCCAAAAATAAAAAAAACGCTTGGAACTTCCAAGCGTTTTTACTTTACCTCAATTTTTCTAAGGCTTTTTTAGCAGCTTTTTGTTTTGCTGCTTTTTGGTTTTCTGCGGAGGCTTTAAAAACTCTCCCGTCGGGGAGTTCTATCTCTACCGTAATGGTAGGACAATGGTCTAGTCCCTCTTTTTTTACAACTCGTGTGATGATGTTTTCTCTGTAAATTTTTTGGCATGTTTCTGCCAATTTTACAATTGGATTTGTCATAATAATTTAATATTTAGTTAATAAAATTCTTTTAAATGCTTTTTAAACTCTTTTTCAAAGATTTTTAAATATAAATTGTCTTTGCTTTGTTTTTCGCCCTTTTTGGTAGCGGTTAAGGTTTGCTCCTCAAAGGGTGGTCCATCTATTAAAAAGCCTTGCTCCGCAGGCTCTCTGTAGATATAAGGCTTTATTTCATAGCCTCGTTTTTCTAAAAAATCTATTATTTTTGTTTGTGGTACATTTATAGAAATTCCTATTTCCACAAACCATGGGTCTGTATATGAACGCTTATATATTTTTACCATAACTATTTATATTTTATCCGCTAACCAGTATTTTTGGTTGAGGAAGGTTGAAGGATACGGCATCGCCGTTTTGTCTATCTTTTTCGTTTCTTTGAATTTTGGAATATAAAGAAGCACCTCTATTTTGTCTGCATCGGACAATGCATTCCACGCTTTTTGGGTGGTAGCTATTTTGCCCTTTTTGTAGCCGTAGAGGTTCCAGAAAACCTCAAACCTTAAGTCTTTGGGCATTTCTAGGTAATCAAAGTCAGGGTCTTTCTCTTCCATTTTTTTTATAAAAGCTACCTCCGTGCGTAGCTTGTTGGCGTGCCTCAAAACTATGTTTATATCAACCTCTGTCCACCGAGCTTCGGACAGTTCAACTGCCCTTAGCAAACCGAAAGTTCTATCATATGAAAGAGTTATTTTTCTTTCGCTTTTTTTGTGGATTATAATGTACTGGTTCATAAGGCTTGTGTTTTTTGATGAACTTCATTTCTAAGTTGGACTATTTTTATAAATTGGTCGGGAGAAAGTTGAGACGAGGATAAAATGACTCCTAATAATTCATAGAACACTACGGCAGAGTGTTTATACAGCTCTACCGTTGAAGTATTAGATTGGGTAAAGTACTTTTTTGTTAAAATATCTCTAATCTCTATTATTAGTGATTTTTCAATTCTTTTTATAAACGCCGTTTCTCCTATTAGAGTTAAAATATACGGATTAACAAATGCTTTGTTGAGCAACAATATAGTTTCTCTATCTATCTTTAGCTTTAATTTCATTTTAATTCAAATTTTTAAGTTTGTCAGCCTTATTCCAATAGGCTTTGTTACCGAATTTTTTAGCAGATTTTTTGTTGTTTTCTGCCAGCTTATGCAGTTGGCGAAGAAGCACCTCCAGCTCTGATACGGAGTGGAACGCAAGCGGTTTTTTGTAAATACTCCTTTCCAACATCCATTTATTGAGATGCCCAAAAGGATTGGGCCTTGCTCCTTTTTCTGTAAACTCTAAAATAGGTTCATTAGGGCGGTGGATGCCCTCTACTTCCAAAATGGAGAGGCAGGTGCTTATCAGCTTGGTTTTGCTCTTTTTGATACCCTCTAATGCATTGCAGAGGTCTATCAACTCTTGTCTATTTAATTCTCTACTACTTTGGGTTCGTCCGCCTGTAAAGTTGTAGATAACTTCGTGGCGTTCTTCCGTTGTGAAACCTTTTTTAGAGAAAAGGGTTTGTAGCTTCTTTATTGTTGCCATTGGTTTAATAATTTATTTCAAATCTATATTTAAGTCCTTCTAAATCTTCGCTATATCTTCTTAAAACCAGCTCCTCCTCGTATCTAATCGTGTAGATGGAAATAGAATAATTTGGAACTTTTTCATAAGAAATTGAAATTTTTTCTTTTTCCAATTTTTTAATGCCTTTTACACTAAGCCATTTAATCACTAGTTTTAGTGCTTTTCTTTTGACTTTATTTTCGATTAACAATGTCAAATCTATTCTTTCTGTTTTCATACATTATTCCTTCACTTTATAAATGTAGAAAGAAACTGACCAGTCGCTTCCCGAAAGCGAAAGCCCCCAAGTGCCTTTTGTGGATTGATAAAAACTTGCGGATATTGGTTTGCAGCGGCGGTTAGATTCGCTTATCTTTCTTGTTTTATTTCTAAGAAAAATTTTAAAGTCCTCGAGGTCTTCTATAAGTCTGTTAGACTGGTCTTCCAAAAACGCCAACATTTCTTTTTGCAAGCTATTTTTTGGCATATTTGAATTTGATAAGTGTGTGAAATACTTCATATTATTTGTTTTTTTAATTTTGCTCCGCTCGGGGGCTTGAACCCCGAAGCCTGCCAGTGCGGAAATTAAGGGTTACCCTGCGTATACCGCAAAGGTTTCCTTTTGTGCTACTTTTAAGCCTAACTTTGTGAGTAATTTTCTCAGCCTGCTATTATGAGGAGCTTCTTCCAACACCTCTTTTTCATTTAGCTTAATTTCTGCGTATAAGCCCGCGGTTTCCTCTAGCAATTGCTGTTTAGCCTCTTTGGTTCCCTCTATTACATCACTCACTCGCTGACTTATGTATGTGCCATTGGGGAATTTTAATTGAAAAGCCTCGTCAAAGTCTGCTTTATGTTCTTCCGCATAGTCAATTAATTGTTTTTTTAGCGGTTTTTGTTTCGATTGCAAATCTTTGATTTGTCTGTCTAGTTCTTGGTAGTTCTCTGCTACCTCTACGATTTTTTTGTTCATTGTTTTAAATATTTAGGGTTAATAATGATTAGCTTTCCTCTTTAAAGTAAATTTTATAGTATTTGCCTTTTTCGTCTTTTCCTTGCTCTATCTTTTTACGGTCGCCGTGTACATAGATATGGAAGTTTCGGTCTAGCCTTATTATAGTCTTGTGTGAGGCTAGCGGTACTTTATTTTTGTTTTGCTCTTTACTCATTGTATTGCTATTATTATTTTATCTATTTCACTTATAGCAGTTTCCTTATTTTCTAATTCTTTGAATACCTTATTAGCTTTTTTTCTTGATTTTATATTAAGTCTAAATACTGGCATGACCCCTTCTAATTCAAATTGATAGGTTATCTTATAGAATTTATCTTCTAAATCATATTCCTTTGTTATGAGGATTTGTCCGTGCTTTTCAGTATCGTGTAGAATTGCAAATTTTTCTTTCATATCTCGTTATTTTTATTGTTTCTTTTAATTGTTTTTCTCTGTACATTAACTCTTCGTGGATTTTTACCCACTCCTCCTCATAACTTTCATCTTCGAGCCTTCTTTTCAGCTCGGCGATGATTTCTTTTAGTTCTTCCTCCGTCGGGGGGAAAAACTCATTTCCTATACTTTCTTGCATTTGTTTTGTTTTTTGCGTTGTTCTTCTAACTCTTTGGCTTTTCTTAAAGCCATTTTAGCGTCTTGCTTCTGCTGATATTTCCTAAAATCAAATTGGAAATTATTAAAGGTCTTCATCTAGTAAATCGTTTATTTGGTCTATGATGTAACTATGATTTTTTATATAGGTGTCTATCATTTGTAGATTACCGTTTTCGTTTTCAAAATAAAGGAGGCGGTCTTGTCCGTACTTCATCACGGGAGCCTCCCATCTAGCGTGGGCTATCCAATCACTTATGACCTGTAATTTCGGAGTGAATTTTACTTCCTTTCTTTTGGATATGCCATAATGCAACAGAAGTCTCTCTTGCCATGTGAGTAGCCTAAAAATACTATCTAGGCTTAGGATGTGGATATAAGTGTTATATGCTTTCATTTTGTGTTTAGTTTAGTATTACATTTTCTTTTCGATAACCTTCTTCCCAAATAATCATTGGCTTGTTTCCACCGTATCGGGTGGTTTCTGCTGGGGAGGCGAGAAACTTATGCACTCGTATTTTTACATCCGAATGATAGCGTATTTCGTCGGCTACTTCGCCTTTTGGCTGTGAACCTTGGGCGTGGCTGATGAAGATGAATAGTTTATTTTTAAACTCATTTAAAAGAGCTTTTAAATCCTCTCTACTGGCAGAGAGATATTGCAAACTGTCTATAAAGATGATATTCGGACTTCTCTCTTTTCTAAGTCTTGCTTTTAATTGCTCCAAATCATCGGAGTAAAAACTAAACCTACTCCCCACGGATTGCATATTATTTGCCTCTAAAGCCTTTCTAAAAGAGAGTTTCATTCCCTCCTCTAAGGTATTGTAAAATACCTTTTGAAATTTCGTTAGATATTTGGCTAACTGCAGGGCAAAGCGTGTTTTTCCGTTGCCCGAAAGCCCCCAAATAATCCAACACCCCGAAACTTCGGGTTCGCCAATTAAATCCAGCCAATCGCCCTCGAATTTCATCGTGTTGAATTTTCTTTTAGCGATGTCTGCGTAAGAATACGCAGGCGGTACTTTTATTTCCTTTTCTTCTTTCATTATGCTGCTTGATTAAGTAACAAATGTTTTTTTACCTTTTGTTTTACTATTCTCAAATCGCCATTGGATAAATGATATATCATTTCAGCTTCCTCTCTGTCGTTTAATCCATTAGCCTCACATACTGTTATTACATCTTCAAGGCTCGTTGGGTTCAGCTTTATAAAAGTACCTCCAAGTCGAGAGAGTACCTCTTTGTAACCTATTTTGTCAATTTTTGCCCCTCTTATGATTCTCTTTTCCAAAGCTGGAACGCCCGAAATAATGAACCCACAACAACGAAATAAGTCGTTGTATAAATCCATGAAGAGGTCAAATGCTCCCTCTTTCAGTTTATCCATTTGGTCTATTATTATGAGTGGATTTTCTAAAGTCATCACATGCGAAATAAACGCCTCTATCATTTCTTCTTTAGTGCCTTCCGCTTTGATACCGCAAGCGTTTAAAAGTGCTTTGATGTAGGATTTAGTTTGCCAGTAGTTTTTACATTCCACATAAATTACATTGTCATTGTTGCGTTCATACGCTTTGTATGCTTCGCTTTTTCCAATACCAGCGTCGTAACTTATTGCAGCGGTTAATTGCGTTTCTTGGGCTTTTTTTAGAAGTTCCGTGAGCAGTCTAAAATTAGAAGTCTCCGCAGTATTCCAATTGAGGTCAATCTTTAAAGTCGCCTGCACTTTTCGCCACATACTATCGGCGATGTTCTGCCATTTGCCAGCAATCATATTGCTTACGGTTCCGTTTGAAATGCCTAGTTTCACAGCTAGCTCTACTTGGGAAAATTTGAATTGTTCGGTCTTTCTCTTACCGTTTCCTGCCAGTTTAAATAGCTCCGTTGCAATCGTTGTTTTTTGTGCTTCTGTTATCATTTGTTTTGTTTTTAGAGTTGGTGTAAAAGGCTTTCGCCACGGTCTGCTTTTATGTTTAGTTTTTTGCTGTTTACATTCTGTGTTTTTACAGCCATTTCTTGCTCGGCGATAAGGCGTTCGGTACTAATACCCGTTTTCTTTTCTAAATCACGGAGTAGTTGTAAATCTCTTTGATACTCCAGCTCTGCCACTCGCATATCCTTTTGGGCTTGTTCTTTTTCGCCGTCGGGCATTAGTTTTGGCACAACCTCAAAACTTCGTTTTGGTTCCGCGTATGCCACAAAATATTTTTCCCCGTTTTGATTAACCTTTATTAGTTGAATATGGGCATCCATTGCGTCTGGATCGTAACGAACGATGAATTTATCGCCCACATACTTTCTTCTAAATTCAAGGTCTATATCGCCGTTGTGGTCGTACACCTCGTATGTATATGCTTTTTTATCCACGACTACCTCTATCCCGTGAGCTCTATAAGTGATTAGTTTTTTCTTTTCTTCCACCCACATCATTCTCATAATCTCCATTAAATCTAATGGCTCACTTACGAGCATTTCCTCTGCAAATACCTCATTTCGGGTTTTATCTTTTTTGTCGAAGTGTTCGCTATTGTTCCATTGTTTTACGATAAATTTCCATTGTGCCTCCACTTGCTCCTTGGTTGGCATTTTGTCAATGTTTGCCGTGATAAAATCTGCGTTCATGTGGCTTTGGTCGCTTTTGGTTTTCACGCCCAAACCGTCGCTATTGTAGAGTTTTGTAACACATTGCTGTTGAAGTCTCCTAATAATTCCCTCAGCAGGCGAGCTGTGTCGTCTTGCTTGGTGTGGATAGTGGGTTCCTCCATCTTTCGCCACTAACTCCGAATAAATCTCTTGCATCTTTTGGGACTTGTGCCCCGCTTGCTGGTCGTATGTAAACAAATAAGGTCTCACGCCTGCCGTTTGTACCGCCATTTTTACCGCTCGGAAATGGTCAGTCATGCTCTCAGTTTCAGAGAAGCTCCAGCCTATTATTTTCTCAGAATACACATCAAACAGAATATTCACACGCTTGTAAGCCTCCAGCTTGTTGGTCTCGGTATTTAGATAGAGTAAGTCCAGCTTAGTCCCGTCGATTGCCCAGTAACAATTCGGAAACCAACGGCGTTTATCTCTTTTCAATGTGTGTTTAAACTTGCGGTCGTAGGCTTCTTTACCGTTTCGTCCGATAGTCCAAACACGGATATTTTCGGGCTTATTTAAAAACCTATTAACGGCAGATTCCGAAATAGTTCCCCAGCCGTTTTCCTCTCTAATTTCATTGTATTTGGCAATGAGTTCGGGAATGGTGTATTTTATTGGTAAAGCGTAAACCGCTAAAATCCAATCGGCAATATCGCCTTTTATAATTGCGGTGTTTTGGTTACCCTCGCCTTTATGTATGAAAGACGAAAAGCCCTCTTTGATATAGCGTTTGTATCGAATTTTTAGGTTTTTTGTAGTAGTCGGCAAATTATGCTTCCATTTCTCTGTATCTAAGCTATTTACCGCATCGGATACATTGTCCCAGATTTTAGTCTTTTGCTTGTTGTTCTTTACTGCATAATTTTTTTGCTCCAAAATAGCTGTTATAGCATTGAGTATACAGCAATTAGTGGCTCTTTCTATTTGCTTTTTATCCGATAGTTTTCGCCCGTCGGGGTTTCTGTGTTCCGAGAAAAAACGAATAGCAGCTGCATCGGGGACAATGTAAGGCTCTAAATCATTTCTTTGTACTACCTTGTTGTAATCCCCTAATTTTTCTTTGCACATCGTTTTTATTTCTTCGGGTAAATCGTGATAACTTAATAGAGCGTAGTTGCCTTCTCCTTTTCCATCTCTACTCCTTACTAATACCTTTTTTTGGCATTTTTTCTTATATACATCATACGACATTACACCCCAATCCTCATACAACAGGCTGGCTGGTATGCTTAGGATATTTTTGTAATATTCGTATGTCTTGCTCATTTTAATTATTTTATCACTTAGCTCCCGAGGCGGTTTCGCTCCGCTTAACCAGTCTTACTGGCTCGGGATAAATCACTAAATTTGTGGTGTCTAATCAAAAAATTATAGTGATATGAAAGTATGGCATGTAAACCTTTTGGTGTCTTACAAGGAAGACACTAATAAAAAACTTAACAGGGAGAGAATTGACACGCTTTTATTGCATCTTGGATGGCTTTACGGACTTGAACTTGCGACTTCCCTCGACCTGCAATATGAGTCTGAAAAACTACCTTTGCTCGCTCCAAAACCCTTGGATGTATTTCATTTCCGTTCCACAGCTCACTCGGAGATTTCAGCCCGAGATTTCCGAGGAATATTGAACGCTTTGTTTGTAGATATGCAGAATCCATTGCTTGGCGTATTGCATTGTGTTGTGGAGTATCAGAAAGCTCATAAACGCCTTCCACAACCAAACTCTTGGAGATTTCTTGGATATTCATTTTAAAGTAATTTTAAAAATAGTTTAAAGACCTAAGTGCTTCTTCTCTTGTGGCAATTCGACCTCTTAGAACAAAGAGCCTTTTTCCAAAAAGAGTGAACCAATATTTTTTTATGCAATACCTCTCTACTAAAGAGTGGTGGTAAGTAATAGTAATCATAATTTTTTATTTTGAAATTCCTGTATTAAATTTTCTCTTGTCTCTATAACTTTGTATAAGGCTTCGTAGGTACCTTTATCTTTCCTTGTAAGCCTCATTCTTATCGCGTCTGTTGTGTAACCAAACATTTTAGATAATGTTTGAATGTCGCCTGTTTGCTTTTTATGTTCGCAAAACCGAACAATCTCATCTAAATTCTCTATTTTTGCCATTGTTACAATGTTTTAACATTGCAAATATAATAGAGAAAACTCAATTATTCCAAATTTATATGAGAGAAAATTCAGTTTTAAAAGAAAGAATTTTGCAATATCTTGATTTTAAAGGATATAGTAAGTATGAATTTTACCAAAAAACGGGAGCGTCTAACGGTATTTTATCACAAAAAAGTGGTTTATCAGAAGAAAATACATTGAGATTTCTCTCTGCTTTTCCTGAAGTTCGTCCCGAGTGGTTTCTTACTGGCAAAGGAAAAATGATAAAAGATTTTAATCATTTAGAACCTCCAAACTGGTATGAATACGATTTAAAGGATAATCATGTTTCTAAAGTTCATAGTGAGGAAGCTCTTGAAAGGGTTGGACTCAGAATAGCTGAAATATGCGATAAATTAGGAATGGACTTTGATAAATTTGCAAAATTTATTGGAGTAGATAGTATATTTTTAATGGAGGTTATATCAGCGAATCGAAAAACTCCTTTAAGTTTATTAGATAATATAATGAATAAAATCCCATTATTAAAACCAACTTGGGTATTTACGGGTAAAGGAAAGATGTTTAAGCAAACCCAAGACTACACTAAAGAGCAAACCCCACCGTCATTAGTAGCAGAGGATAATAGAGGTTATGGAAATAATACAGAGATAGACCTATTGCGTAAACAAGTGGAATTATTAGAAGAAAATAGGTTCTTGCATCAAGAAATAAAACAATTGCACGAGCGTATCAGTCGTTTAGAACTTGAGAATACTTCCATTAAAAGCAAGCCACAAGATAGAGCAACGGGGTAA